AAACAACGACCGTATCACTGCAATTCAAGCACAAATGTCTTTTGAAAAGGAAAGACATAATTTAAAAATGTCTAACTTGCAGAATGAGCAAACCTTTGAATACGGATTCCAAAATTCAATGTCAACTTATTTAGACAATGCTGAAAACATGGCAAAGCAAGGTGCGGATTCGTTTAATTCAATGACTTCAAATATGAATTCTGCTTTGGATAACTTTGTTAAAACTGGCAAGCTATCTTTTAAAGACTTAGCAAGAAGCATTATTCAAGACTTAATTGCGATTCAATTAAGGGCTTCGGCATCAGGAATTTTCAGGGCATTATTTAGTGCAACTGTTGGCCCATCAATGGACGGAGGCGGCCCATTGCCATCAAGTTTTGACCAATTTATTCCTAAAGCCGATGGTGGTTCTGTCGCGGGAAATTCACGATACTTAGTTGGTGAACGCGGCCCTGAAATGTTTGTGCCATCAGCTTCGGGAACAATCATTCCCAACGGTGCAATGCAGGGCATGGGAGGCACAACCAACGTGACAAACAACTACATCAACGCCATTGATACCAAATCGTTTGAAGAACGCTTGTACGGGTCATCTAACGCTATTTGGGCGGCTAATCAATATGCAAACAAATCACTAGCTGTCAACAGGGGTCGAGCATGAGTTTTCAAACAATTTTTGATATTCACCAATCTTTGAAGATTAATAATCGCCGCATGGTTGGGCAACAAGTGGCGCGTAGCGGCTACATCACCGTGGCTCAGTATTTAACTGCCGTGCCTTGGGTGTTCACTGTTACGCCCCATGCTTATCTTTTTTATCCAAACTCTAGAGAAATCATACAAGCTATTGATAACAAAGATAGACAGTTACCGGAAGCAATTAGCTTTGCAAGCACAAACCTTTCATGGTTCACTACTAACCGCGGCACGGTTACAACTTCAACCCTGAACGGCGCGCCCACTGCAAATACTCAAACCCTCGCGCTAACAAGCAACGGCACGTTTAAGGCCGGTGACTTTTTGCAAGTTGGTGGGTATGTGTACAAAGTGACAGCGGATAGTGCCGGTAGTTCTGTCGATATTCATCGCCCCCTAATAGGTTCACCCGCATCAGGAACTAGCCTTATTTTGGGTTCTGCCTGTACGTTCAACGTGGTTGCAGAAGTTTGCCCAACTTATACGCTTAACCCAATGACAAACGGTGCATTTGTGCAATGGGATTCGCCATTTGTTTTTAGGGAATACATCACATGACAACTATCAACGCCGTAACCGGCTCGCAAATTAATCATGCCGAATTTGTAAAGCTAACAGTTGGCATCGCTGAAACTGTTTACACGTTTTGCAATGCCGCCGCACCCATCACTGTGGGCGGCATCACGTTTGCAAACCTTGGCGCATTGCTCAATGTTGGTGATGTACAACGCGACATCAAGGCCACTTCAGACGATATGACAATTTCCCTAACCGGCATCGACCCCACAAATGTGGGCATCATCTTGGGTAACGACATTAAAGGTTCGTTGGTTGAAGTATGGCGCGGCTTCTTTGATTCAAACAACCAAATTATTACAACGCCAACAACGCAATTCTTTAAACGCTACCAAGGCATCATCAGTAGCGTATCAATCACAGAAGATTTTAATTCTGAAATGCGAACCCGCATAGCAACTTGCTCTATTGCTTGTTCATCGATGCGCCGTATATTAGAAAACAGATTGTCAGGCGTTAAAACTAACACTAACAATTGGCAGTTTATTTATCCGAACGACACATCAATGAATCGGGTAACTGAAATTTCAAACCAATACTTTGATTTTGGTTCGCCCCCATTAACGCAAACCCAAGCAAGTGAAACAACCGTCACGATGGATAGTGGTGGTGATAGCGGCGGTGATGGTGGTGGTGGATAACAACATGATAAGACAAGCAACAAGATACGACATACCAAGATTATTAGAAATTGTGGAGGCTTACGCTTATGAAAATCCTATTAAAAAACTTGGTGAATCGTGTAACCACTTTCCCCGCTATGTTGAAGAATTACTGTTCAGCATTATTCACGGGCGTGGGTTCATTTATATCGACTCGAATATGCGTGGCGCGATTGTGGCTTACAAAACTTCTAACATTTGGTCGCCCAAAGTGAAAGAGTTAAACGAACTGTTGTGGTGGGTAGAACCCGAACATCGCAACGGCACTGTTGGCGGCAGATTGTGGAAAGCGTTTGATGAACGCGCACAAGCAATGCTAAAGGCCGGTGATGTCGATTTTGTTTGCACATCTATTTCAGCCAATGGGCCGCTAATTGATTACTCGCGCCGCGGATACAAACCGCTTGGCGCAACTTTTGTTAGGGAATAAAAAATGGTTGCAACTTTAATTGCTTATGTTGGTACGGCTTTAATGGTTAGCCCTGCCGTAGCAACTTTCATTGTTAATTTTGCTTTATCGTTTATTGTTACCCGCGTGTTTGCTGACAACCCTGAGAAACAGCAGGACATGGGCGTTCGGCAACAAGTACCGCCAAGCGCGGTTAATGCTATTCCTATTGTGTACGGCGATGCCTACATGGGCGGCACTTTTGTTGACGCGGTGCTAACCGTTGACCAACGAAAAATGTATTACGTTTTGGCAATCTCAAGTATTAGCCCCAACGGTCAGTTTACGTTTGACCAAACCGATATGTATTTCGGTGATAGAAAAATTGGCTTTGACCCAACCGAACAAGGCAAAGTAATAACACTAACCGATGAAGCAAGCCCACCAAATGTAGATGATAAGGTCAGCGGCAATCTGTTTATTTACTTGTTTACATCGACTCAAGCCGGAGTAATTACAGCAATTAGTAGCACAGGGACATTACCTAACGTCATCATGGGCGGCTCTGACATTGCCGTTGCACAGCGGTGGTCAGCGTCTAACCGTCAAATGAATGGTTTGGCTTTTGCAATTGTGGTTTTAAACTACAACCGTGATGCCGGTACTACGCAACTATCGCCAGTTACATTCAAAGTTAAGCACGCATTAAATGGCACGGGCGTTGCAAAGGCCGGTGACGTTTGGTATGACTACATGACAAGCCAAACATACGGCGGTGCTGTAGGTTGGATGCCTGATGGAACTTTTGATTCTTCGTTTGTAGATGCGGCAAGCGCAACCGCTTTAAATGTTTACGGCGATGAAGTCATAACATTTGACGATTCAAGCGGCAATCCATCTACGCAACCACGCTATCGAATCAACGGTGTATTAGATGCAGGGCAATCGGTTATTTCTAATGTTGACCGCATCATGTCGGGTTGTGATTCGTGGATGACATACAACGCCGCTTTAGGTCAATGGTCGGTTGTCATAAACAAAGCCGAATCTGCATCTTATGCGTTTAACGATGACAACATCATTGGCGAAATTCGAGTTAGTGCAAGTGACCTAACAAGTTCAATTAATCAAGTTGAAGCACGCTTCCCGTTTAAGGGCAACCGCGACCAAGCTAACTTTGTCAATATTGAAACGCCTGTTGGTTTGCTGTATCCCAACGAACCGGTAAACAAGTATTCAATAACTTATGACATGGTTAACGACTCGGTGCAAACGCACTACCTTGCTAACCGTTTACTTGAACAAGCCCGTGAAGATTTAATTGTCGGATTTAATACAACTTATTTTGGCATACAAGTTGACGCGGGTAATGTTGTAAGCGTAACCAATGCAGATTATGGGTGGAACGCCAAGCTATTTCGCGTGATGAAAGTAAACGAAGCCTCGCTACCCGATGGCAGTTTAGGCGCACGATTGGAACTAAGCGAGTACAACGCGCAAGTTTATGATGACCAACCAATAACGCAATTTGCACCCGTTGCAAATTCGGGCTTGCCATCGGTTAGTTATTTTTCACCACTATCTGCACCTACGGTCACAGGATACCCGACCGCAACAATTCCAAATATCAGTGTTACCGTTCATGTTCCAACTACAGGGCGTGTGACTTTTGGTAGTTTATTTGTTACTACAAGTGCTATTCCAACTTCCGCTGATTGGAAGTTACTTACAAGCGCGTCAACTGCGAACAATCAGCCCGTCCCAAATAATGTCAATTACACTTATAGCAACCTGACATTAAGTGATGGAACGTATTACTTTGCTTATCAAGTTGGCAATGACGTTTCAACATCTGTACTTAGCCCGATTAGCGCATCTTTTGTTTGGAATCCAACAGGGATGACCGGCGTTAATGGAACACGCACGGCAATTCTAGATATGTATCAATGGGCAGTTAATGCCCCTGTATCATTCCCATCAGGTACTTCAGTTTATACATGGGCAACAGGACAATTCACCGCCCCCGCTACGCCAAACGGTTGGTCGCTAACACCACCGGCAACCGTGCTAGGTCAAACACTTTGGATTGCACGAACAATTTACGCCGACATTTTAACGACTGCCACTTCTACAGTTACATGGTCAGCAAGCGTTGCGTATGCAGTAGGCGGCGCGGGAACTAACGGCACTCGAACAGCGTTTCTTGAAGTGTATCAATGGGCGGCTTCTACCCCTACTACGTTCCCGTCAGGGTCATCTACTTACACATGGGCTACGGGCGCATTTACAGCCCCATCAACAGCTAACAGTTGGTTGCTGACACCCGCGGCCTCCGTAGCCGGTTACACGCTCTACGGATGTTCTGTACGTTATTCAGATACTTTAACAACGGCAACATCTTCAGTTTCATGGACAACATCAACTGCCTATGCTGTAGGTGCGGCGGGTACGAATGGCACAGGCACAGCGGGACTTGCAGGGTTAACTGCGCTGACTGCTTATTTGGTTCAATCGCAAAGTACAGCAACGCCAACATTCACAACACCTACAAGCGGTGCAACCGCGCCAAGTGGGTGGTCATTAACCGCGCCCGCCGTTGCCGTTGGTCAGGTCATGTGGTACATACAAGGCCGTTACAACAGCAATGCCACTACGGTTGATGGTGTTGGTTCAAACACTACTGCATGGACAGGGCCAGTAGCGGCAAGCATATTTCAGGATATTCGATCAGACAATTGGAATGGTGGTGTTCCACCGACAACCGCCCCCTTTACACCATTAGGAACTGCCGGATATTACATTCAGCAAGCCACTGGAAATATGTTTTTAAATAGTATTTATGGCCGAGGCATTGCGGAATTTGATGGCTTCAACAATTTAGGTGGAACGGGTTGTGCGATAAATGTAAATGCGTCAATGGTTCAAACGATTGGTGGTTACTTCAATGCCGGTGCGGGTGGTCGCGCAATTTCAGCCAATGGCGGTACTGGAAAAATTGGAATTTATACGCACGGTTATAGCGGCAATGGCTTAGAAGCCTATTGTTATGGGGGTTCTGCTGTTGCTATTCGTGCAGAACACGCATTTGCGTTGCCCGCTTTGTATATTTCTAACGGAACTATTCGTTGGGGTGTTTACGATATTGCCGCCCCTGTAGGTTCTACGGGTACGTTTCTACGCAATGACGGGCAATGGGCATCACCCGCTTCTAGCGGAGTATCAAGCCTTGCTACAAGCAATACATCAAGCGGTCTAACGCTGTCTGCATCTGCATCAACTGGTGCGGTAACTCTTACGCTGTCGGGAACGCCTACAAACGCTACCAATGCCACAAACGCAACAAACGCAACTAATGCAAGCCTTGCTTCTGACTCAAACGCATTAGGTGGGTATTCGCCATCATCTTGGGCTAGGATTTTTCCTACTAACTCAGGTACAGCAAACGCCGGTGGTTCAGGATTAAACATTTTTGGCAGTGGTTCAACCGGCATTGTTGGCGCATATGTCGGTACTTCAGGGTCAGGCAATACTATAACTATTGACGTAAGAACAACAAGCCCGTCTGATATACGTTTAAAAGAAGAAATAGCAGATAGCGATTTGGGTTTGTCTTTTGTCAAACAATTGCGCCCTGTATCTTACAAACTGAAAGCCGACCCAAAGCATCAAAAAGGCTACGGGTTCATTGCTGATGAAGTAGATCAAATTATAGAAACTGGTTCATCGCTTGTATATCACGAAGCCGATTGGAAGGTGGGCGATGAAACAGGATTTAAGACAATTCATTACCCGTCTTACATTGCTGTTCTTACAAAAGCAATTCAAGAGTTAACAAGCAAGGTTGAAGCATTAGAAGCAAAGGTGAAATGATGACAAGAGAAATTAACATTCCCGCACAACAAATCTATGAGGATATTTACTCGTTACAAGAACTACCGGAAAACCAAAGTGTTCGAGTAGTAGTTTGCGTAACAACCCAAGATGGTGAATTTATTGTGCCTAGCCAATGCCGTGAATACATGATTTCGGGTGAAATGTATATCGAATTAAATTCGGCCAATCCTATTTGGAATCCTACTAAACCGGCGGGTACTTATTTCAACAATGATTTGTGGCATTTCATTGATTTATTAAATTAAACGTAATAAGATACAAGCACACGACAATACAAAATGGCCTCGCGGGAATCGCGGGTTTATTCCTGACTAACAGGGTATCGTCATGGCAATTTTTCATAAGAACACGCTTGCACAAGTAAGCGGTTTCGACAATCCAATT